ATTCTATATTAAGGTTTACTAAACTTTCTGATCTATCGCTACCTGCTGCAACGTAGGTCTCCATTAGCATGGCCTCTGTCAAAGGTAAAAAAGTTCTAGTATTGGATCTAGCGACTATATCTGCCCGTGTGAATTTAGGAACATCAGTTTGCGATTGAAATACAGTACTAATGTTTCCTAGGCTATTTACTATCTTTCCTTCGTGTATACCTGTTGTAGGAGCATTATATACATAAAGTCGTGTTCCTTGTCCAGATAGCTCAATAGACAGTGGACTAGTATTATTTATAGGAAAGTTTCCCGATGTAAATACGCACTTCTCTATTACATATGCTGAATTATCAACAAAAAAGAATAAGTTAAAAGTATCTAAAGTATTGCTAGTGTTTAAGTCTACGAGCAAATTGAATACAGGGTCAAAATCATTTTCTTTTAGCAAGGGTATAGTAAAAGAAAAATCGGCAGGGTTGGCTTTAGATATTGAACCCTCTTTTATATTATGAGACTGTTGATGCAAGGTTTTCTTTGCATAGGTATGCTCTGTAAAAGTTTGGGAGAATGAAACACCTTCTGGAGTTATATCTAGTTTATATGTATCAGTTCCAGCGGAAGGTTGAAGATAAACATCCGCATTCTCTAAAAACTGATAAATATCCATCTTAACTCCAGCACCCGGCCTGTGGCCTGTTCTTAATTTCTAGTCTATAGTATATGATAAACAACCTAGAATGTCAAGAGTTATTTTTTAGGTGCTAAGCTACTGATGAAGATTTATACGTTATTTTTAATATATCTGTTGAATCCGAGTTCTGTGCCTGAGTATCTTCTGCGGAGAATTCTACACTGAAGGCTGATATTCCATCTCCTGATATAGAAGGGTTGGAAAGTGTAGCTTTGTTTAGCTCAAACTTTAACCTATTAGTATTTGCTTTGGTTCCCCCTAGATTTAAAGAAATTGGCAAAGTCTGTATCGTGTTGTCAAATAAAGAAGATATAAACTCTTTTGTGTCTAGGCCTCCGTCATCCATTATGTAGCCAGAGAAGCTACCCGACACTTGTTGAGCCCCTGATGAAAAGCCGATAGGTTTATCCATTTCGCCAAGCAATGGGTAAGAGATGGGCGTTAGTGAGTTACTAATCTGAATGTTTGCAGATGTTATAGGGAAGTTTACGCCAGTTCTGAATGTAGCTACATATCCATGACGATTTCCCGCTAATCCCGGTACTACACCATATCTAGATCCACCTGCAATATGTCCATTGCTTACTGCTAATGAGTGCCCAAAAGTATCGGTATCGGCCAAATTGGAAGGGTGAAACGTACGTCCTTCAGACCAAGATTTTCCGTAATCAGTAGAGTTCCAAATGTATCCGAGGCCTGCAGAATTTATTCCGTTGGTGTCGAACGTATGACCGCCTGCCACAATAGTAACATTCTTACCGTTCTCAGACGTGTCCATATCTACAGGCAGTCCAAAATAATCATTAACCTCTAAATCAGCAAAGTCTACAGTTAGTGGAAGCAGAGTAGTTACATGATTAAATACGCCTAATGTCGAAGTAGTATTATAGACAAATACACCCCCTGTGTTATTTAAGCCATTCAGTACATCTAGCCCGTGCTCTCCAATGATCATGGTACCTTCTGCAAGCTTGACTTGGCGACCCCCTGATGATGCTCCGGTAGGCAAGTATTTTCTCTCTGCTAGCGACCAGTCTTTTCCATTATTTGTGGATTTGAAGGAGTAGTAAGTACCGGCACCTTCTCCAGAAGCACATACTATAGCCACTCCGTCATATATAGCTACTCCTCTACCGAAAAAATCATGTGGTGCACTGGTGCCGCCATGATCTGACCCAACTAAATGCTCTCTCTTAGTCCACAACGCTCCTTCTCTTCTATAAATAGCGGCGCTGCCTGCTTTGTCGTTGCCTGTAGAAGTATTATCTAGCCAGCAACCTACAATAAGCATGTTGTGATATAAAGACACGTCCCTGCCAAATTCTAGGTACGTATCACCGGTAGCGGTGCCTGTAGGGTCTATAATTGCTTCTTGCTGCCACAGGTCTGCTTTTAAGGAGAAGATATTTACACGGCCTGTAGTATTTGTACCTCTGCCTTGTTCTCCTATTGCTACCTGCCTACCGCAAGGTGAGATAGAAATTGGACTACCATCATGGGGTCCTCCAAATTGTGCACTTCCTTCAGGTGAGAAGGAAAATAAAGTCTGTTTAAATACCCAAGCGTTAGTAGCTTCATCAAATTTAAAAACTTGTACTGAGCCTGCATCTCCTGTGGCAGTATCATCTCCATATGCGGATACCATCAACCAAGGGTACTGCATGTCCATTGCCGCTCCAAAATAATCATACGATGTAGGCGAATCAGGAAGCATGCCACCACGATAAAGAACTTCTTTACTTTCTTGCAGACCAAATTCCATGCTACTAAGTTTATTTACTATGTAGTTATCTGTTAGCGCTAACCCCGTTTTGTTCTCACACATTGAAGGGTGGAAGGCAGCCTTAAAGAAGTGCCAAGAGTGTATATTCTCGCCTTCAAAAACTAAACTATCATTTACAGATAGACCTAAAGTAGTACAGTCTATTCGCCCTCTACCCTCCTGGTTCATAACCCAGTTCGTACTAAGACCTACAGCGTGGTTGACCCCGGCTGGAGATAACAAAATAGCAAAATACCTTTGTCCGTTGATAACCACAGAATCGTAGCTTCTAGGATTGTAGCGGGCATTTAGTGTTATGTAGTCTGCTGTAATGCTGGTCACAGTTCGGGTAGTAGTAGCTACGCTTAATCCTGTTCGGTTTTCTAGACATCTAGTTAATATATTGCCATTACTCAATGTGAAGCTATAGTTAGTACGACCCATTGCACCGCCTAAAGATAATGCTTTTTCAGTATCTAACGTATGGGATAACTCCCAAGTTGTTTCGTTTAAGTTGTATTGGTATAGCTTGCCTCTACCGTAATTCGTATCGGTAGAGCCCCAACGTGAGTAATCGTCTGAGCCTGCGACTAATAGTGTAGTTCCATCAAAGTCTATGTGGCGTCCGAAATAATGTTGCGTTGCTGCAAGAGGAGACGCTATAGTTTGTGTAAGGGACCAAGCTGTTCCATTATGTGTAATTACCAGCACTGCACCGCTATCAAAAAAGCCGGACTGTGAGTCTATGTAGGCCATGCCAAGCATGACGGTACCGTAAGTTCCGCCCTGGCGGTTATATTTACATATTTCGTTCTGTGCTGCTATTGGTTTACCGACGGCCCAGATAAATAAAGTCTGCTCTAGTGACCAAGTTTCTCCCGCGTCTGATGTAGTGTAAAAATAAAGATTTTGTCTGCTCGGAATAACAATTCTGTCTCCATCTATCTGCACACTTCTTCCGTATTGCTGGTCCGTTCCATCTGTGTTATATAATATAGCCTTTTGCACCCATGCGTTGTTTACAAGCTTCCATACAACTGCTGCACCAATATTATCGTCTAAACTATCTCCGGAATCATGCCCAGATACACCTGTTACTAAATAGTCTCCGCTCATTGCTACTGATTGACCTAGTCTATCATCATCATAGTCCCCTGAGACTCCGTCATCGTCACCATTATCCTCGTCAAAGTCAGGACTAGAATAAGCCGCTACTAGGGTCCAGACTCCTGCAGCTCTAGTAAAGTAGTAGAATCCTCCGTCTCCGCCCAGGCGATTGACTGCACCTATAACAAGTTTATCCCCTTCGAGAGCCATAGAGACCCCGAAGTACTCATGGCCTCCCGTCTCAGTAGGTCGTAAAGTCTGTTGAAACTCCCACGTACACCCACCATCATTTGTTACATACACATGAGCAGCACCATCGTAGTTATTTGTATCAGGGGCGTTTTCCCATGAGTGTGCAAATATTGCAGTATTGCCTTCCATTGCAGCCATTTTTCCACTGTCAATGTTGCCGCTTCTATGTTGTGGCGAGTTATCTGCAGACTGTACTAAATCCTGTGGGTCGAACTTTTCTAAACTTGTTCCCGACCCCGACCATGATATTGTAGCCAAAGACCCAATATCTACAGTTGTATTAGCGGAGGATACTACGCAATTCTTCATTACGTATCCGGTATTGTTTTCATATATAAAGTAAAGATTAAAGGAACTTAATAGTTCATCTTTAGAGAGAGTTATATCTTGTTTTGTAGCAGATACAGAGCTTGGGCTGTCTGCATATGCGGTTGCAGAACCTTGAGCAAAAGACTCCCATAAAACGTCTTCTACAGCACGTTCTTTCGAGTCTTGATTAAAAGGTCTAACATACGTACTGAATGACCACTCACCTGGTGCGTATCCTACCTTGATATTTTTTGTAAACTTATTTAAAGAATTCCTAGTAGTACCGCCCGCATATAGCGAAGGTGTACTAACAGGTTCTTGGTTAACACTTTGTGAAAACGAAGGTACTGCTGTTACAGCAATTTGCCACAGCTCGCCTTTGTCATTTTCAAGGTATACTTTAAGTTCTTTATCTAAGTAAAATTCAGTGGTCATATTTTTTATTCCAAAGAAAGGGGCCGAAGCCCCTCCTTTTACTACACCTAAAAATTAGGCTGCTTTGTAAGTAATACTAATTTCGTCTGCTGCATCGAAAGTAGTGGGCATACCATCAAAAGTAACCTCTACCGATACTACGTCATCGAAAGAGTGTGTAGGTATCTGAAGCTGTGCCTGCGGCAAAGAGAACTTAATAGACGGAGTGCCTGAAATACCTCCAATACCGATGTTGAGTGCAAACTCATTCTGTATAAGAGTAGTAGCAGAAGCCATATCCTCGAATAAAGATGCCGAACTATTAGCAGAGCTATCATCCAGGTAGCAGCTCATAGTGCCTGTAATAGATCTAGAACCGCTTACATGGCCTATAGGCTTGTTTACTGTGGCTAATTCTTCTGGAGTTAAAAAGCTAATGTTATTGCTGATGGTGATACTGCCTCCTGTAAGAGTAAGAGTATAAGCAGAGCTTTCTAAACCTGTTTGGCCATCTGTAGGGTCAAGCGTTACTGTACTTAATCTATTTTGAATAAAGTTAGATGTGCTTGTAACACCTTCGAAAATATTTGCAGTTATTGCAGTTTGGTTGGCTGCCTCAGTAATTGAAGTACCCATTCCAGACCAAGAGATAGTTGCAATACCTTCAATGTCAAAGTCAATAGTTGCTTCGTTTAATGCAGCACCGCCTAGGGTGTACGTCAAAAAGCCGCCATTACTGTCTTCTTCTTCTAACTGAAAAATAATCTCTACGTTATTTTTGAACTGTGGAATGTTTGAGTGCGCAAACGAAATAGGGTTTGTTGCAGCTGCCGGAGTAGTAATTGGGTTGGCACCATTTAAAAAAGCGCCAGTAGTATAAGTATCAGCACCTGCCATTAAGGCCCAAAGTACCTCTTCAACCCCATGAGTAGTTACCGCATCATCTGCATCTCCAGCTGTAGTTCCTTGATCACCGTTAGATACAAAAGGTCTAACGTATGTTGAGAAAGAAAACTCAACAGGTGCTAGAGAGTTATTGAACATTTTGCGGCCACGTCTACTTACGTTACTTGCGCCTGTTGCTTCAGATAAAGTTACTTCTGAAGTATTCATTGATTGAGAAAATGAGTAACCTTCTAAAATTGGGATTTCGAATACCTCTGCGGTATCGAACTTTACAAACATCTTCGCCGTTCTGCTTAAAAAAATTGAACTAGCCATAGTAATTCTCCTATGATTTTCTGGAAAGAACTAATCGTGAACATTTGTTCGTGTTAGTAGTTTCTAATATCGAACCTCTATTTGTAGTTCTCCTACGCCTAGTGGCTCTAGTACGCCCTCATCAGTCTCAAGACTCATAAGGGAGATTTGATGGGTGAAGTGTTCAACACCCTGCTTATCTAAATACTTCAGTCTAGAGCTATCTTCTAGTACTGTCTCTACGTCTTCCATGAGCGCGGATAATGCGTCTTGTGCATTCTCTTCGTTTACATAACATCTCAGTGTAATGTTTAGGAATCTATCTCTATATCCGCCGCCTTGGTACTCTCTTGTCTCTTGTCCTGCGTTTAAGTGAATAGCAGGAAAATCACTAACCTCGTCCCAAAATAAGAGTCTAGGGCTGACGTTGTCATATACGTTTGTTAGAAAATGTCCAGTACCATCAATAGTCTTTAACTTTTCTGCTAAGGCATTTACTATGGAGCTTCGTTTTGTTGCATATATTCTTGAAGTCATTATGTTCTCCTAGTAAAGAATCTTCCGATTGCCATTTTAGTTGCTATTTCTCGTATAGACTTATCTATTATCTTTCTTGGGTCTCTATCTGTGCTCGAGAATCTGGTTCCGCTGCTTGCCTCAAATACTTCGTAGGGGTCTCTATCGTATGTATACCCTATACTTGGCAGCCCTGTTTTTGTTGTCATAACATCTGTTACATGAACACTTGCTGCAAACCTGCCTGTTCTATTAACTAGTCCAGGTTCTTTCATATTATCTCGAACCGCTGATGGCAAAGCTTTGTTCAGACTTGCAATTAATTGTAGAGGAGTTGAAGCAACGCCTGTTGATCTTTTTGCTTTGCGTAGTTTTTTCTTTTTCAATAAAGGAGAAACTACTGCACCTTTTTTGTTTTTTGTTTTCTTAGTAGTCGTTTTAGAGTGTTTAATTGAAGGAGATTTAGACACTTTATGTCCTTTTTTCCCTTTAAAACTATTTAATACTGCAGCAGTGGCTTGCTTTTCTTTTATATCTTTAAAAGAGTCTGAACCTTTTAAAGTTAAAAAGTAACCTCCCTCTTGTAGCTCAGTTATAGCTTTCTTTAATTCTCTCTGTAGCTTAGCTTTTCTATTTTTAGAGATACCGCCTTCGTTAATATTATCTACTGCGGAACCTATAAAGACATTCATTGTATCCGCTTTTGTGTCCCGTACTACCTTTAGGTCTACGCCTCTTTTCTTGAAGAAAGACATAACCATACTTTTAGACCTTTCGCTATCTTCTAATACGGCATTATCTATAGCGTCTCGTACTTGTGACTCTACTATACCTTGCAAGTGTCCATGTTCTAAATTAAATACTTCACCTGCGGCTAAGTTGGATTTCTTACCTAGCACAATTGTTACTGATTTGTTAAAAGCACTTGCAACTATTTTAATTTGTTGTTTATACACACCGTATATTTTTGCATATCTACTGGTATTTTTAGCGTCAAAAGATGCAACTATAGTTGCTGCAGAGTACTTATGTAGTCTAACGCTTGGATCTTTTTTGCTTATTCTCTGTATTTCTTTTCCTATATGTTTTATAAGTTTCTTAACTACAGGATCGAGTAGCTTTTGTATGTCTTGTACATCTCCTTTGGAAATATCTATAAACTGATTTTCTAATACTAAGGCTATTGCACGTCTTAGGCCTTTTCTAGTCACAGTGAAGGAATGAGCTCTATAATCTGCAGAGTTCTTTCTATAATCCGAAGAGTTTCTAGACATTTCTTTATCTAACTTCTCTAAGAAACTTAACTGACTAGCTCTACTCACTAGTACGTCCTGTAAAGGTCTAGTACTCTTTTAATGTGGTCTGGAAAAGATATATCGCTGCGAGCATTCTGTATAGTAGCGCCTTTAATAGTCTTGCGCTCTTTGTGCTCACCTTTAAGATAATAAGTTACTGTATCTGCTACTGCCAGTAACAAATCTGCAGGGGTTGAGTTATATCCTGCAGCGTAAGTAACTTTAACGGAGTTAATGCCTTGTTCCCAGTTTTGATAATGACCGCCAGAAACTCTATACAATGTGTCTGTAGCAGCGTCTAACTCTACATCATCAGTATTAGATAAAGTAGTATAAGCGCCTCCAATTTCGGTACGCTCCTGTACAGTTACAATTGTAACAATTGGGCTTTCCGTTAACTGAATTGCGTGTGTACCGTAGTTTATAGAAAGGGTCTCTACCTTATTGGCACCGCTATAATGATCTATAATACTGTTTCCACAATAAGTTTTTATTAATTGACTCACAGACGAGATAATAACTTCCGTGCGAGCGTCATGTTGAGGGCTAGTGATGCCTTCAAGCTCTTTATATTCGGTTAGTGTTATTAAATTTGCCATATTATAAGTCCATTAATAAAAACTTGGGGGCGGCGAACCACCCCGAAGTTTAAGTAGTATACTACTATTAGCCTACGTTTGCAGTAAACGTTACAGCTGTTGCAGCAAGAGCTGATTGGATTCGTGAGAAGCCAATAGCCTGAGTTGCAACAATTGCATTTCGTTGGTTAGCTACTTCGTAGTCTGTTTCAATCTTAACGCCTCTTAATCGACCGACTAAGAATGCATCAACATTTACAGCAACACATGCAGTACCTGCGTCGCCAGGAGCAAGAACGTCACTTACGATTACTGGAGAACCGTATGCTTGACCAACTTGACCTGTAAGGATAGTTGCACGATCATTACCAATCTGATCAACAGTTTGGAAATCCGCATCTTCTAGTAACTTATAGTAAGCAGGTAGAGATACAATGTATGCAATCTTAGTTGGATTAACACCAAATTTACCCATTGATGCACGTGCAGCAACCAAGTCTGCACCAGAGAACGCAGGAGCGCCATCTAACTGAGCTAATACTTCGAGTCCAGTACCTAAAAGGCCAGCGCCTTTATCGTTACCATTACCACCAGCAATACCGGCTGTGTTGCCTCCAGTACCATAAAGCAATGCTTTATCGATTGCGCGACCATGTGCAATAGCTAAAGCTGAAGTGATCATAGGCAAGAAGCTAATCAAAGACTCTTCGTCAGTATCATTGTCGATAAAAGTACCAGCAATAACACGCTCAGTGTTGATGATTCGCTTACCAATGTCGAATTGACCTTCAGTACCACCGTTCTGTAAACGATTAGTATTAGTGCTAAGACCGCCAGCACCACCAAATACCGCTTCGTCTGCTTCTGCAGCGAAAGGAATGATAGTAGCTTGTGAATTTACTGGAATCTCACGGAATAAACCGGCAACATTAGTTGATAAAGAAACTTCTTCTTCAAATGCTTGAGTAACAGAAAGATCGATATTACCGTCTGTAGCTACTGGAGTTGGAGTACCGAATAAAGTATTTTTCTGCATAAGATCTTTAGCAAAGTTAGTTCCCATGCCTTTACCAGTGATTGCACCTAAAACGCTAGCATGTAAGAATTCTTTAGAGAAATCAGACTGACCAGATTTTGCTGCAAACTCCATTTTGCTGTTACGCATAGCTTCTAATTCTGCAGATTTCTCGGCAACATCAGCTTCATACTTCTTAACAACGTCAGCCATTTCACTGTCTTTTGCCTTAGCAAAGTCAGCTTCCATGTCAGCTTTTAATCTTTCTGCGCCAGTTTCGATACCAGTGCGGATTACTGTTTTAACTTGCTCGTCTTGAGCAGCTTTTGCTTCTGCAGCGTCAGCTGCGATTTTTGCTTGCGCTTCGTCAGCGGCTTTTGTTTCGGCTTGTTTCATTGCAATTTTAGCAGCAGTTTCTTCAGCTACTTTCTTAGCAAATGCTTCCAAGTCGATTCCGGATTCATTAGTATCCATTTTGATCTCCTGTTTTTCCGATTTCTCGGAGCTTGTAGGTGCATCACTAACCAGGTTGGATGATATTTCATCTTCTTTGGTCAGAGACTGACCTGTTAGATCTACACGATTGGTGAAAGTTTTCTTGAACTCATTGTACTCTTCTTGAGAGTCAAACGATTTCGCGAGAGAAAAAGTAGCTGCTTGATTGCATGGTACCGATACAACCGATACTTCAAACAACTCAGCATCCTTAATCATTAATCCGTCAGTTTCTTTTATATAATCAGCATCCTTGACTTTGAAACCAACGGAAAAGGCTCCAAGAACACCGTCTTTTACTAGTTCACAGACTGCAGCAGGAGCAGATTTACTAATCTTTGCTTCTAACTCTAGTCCATTTTCTGTTACTTTAACGCCTGTTGCACGACCAATTGGTTTATCATAGTCGTGATTAAATAAAATTACAGGGTTATTTTTAAAATTTTCTAAACCACCTTTTTCCCAAGCCTCTTTAGAGATTACATCTCCTGCTCGGTCAGAGTGATTAGTACTTGCCATACCTCGTATCATTACGCTACCATCATCATTCTCAAGAGACTTGAACGTAGAGGCTACATGTAAGATTTTATCCATATTATTTCTCTTTTTTGCTTGACCCTAATTTTGATAAGGGATCTTTTTTAACAGACAGTTTAGGCGCAGGCTTAGGCGCTACAGGTTTAGCTACTTGCTCAGGCTCAGGCGTAGTATGTAGCTCAACCCATACGTCGGGTCTAGTTTTACGTACCAGGTTTACGGCCTGCTTCCAAGAAGTAAATACATGACCGAATGACGTTACTTTAATAGGGATATTATATTTATCATTTTGGTACTCAGTCCAGGTAGGTACTTTTCCTATCTCTAGAAAGTACATTGCTAATTTCTCTACGTTTGCTCCAACTCTTTTTCCGGGCATTTTAATCTTCCTCTGTCTCTTCGGGCCTTCCGCCTTCGTCTGGGTTTGCTGCAGAGCCTGCTATGTTTGCAGGTATGCGAATATCTTGTGTATTTTCTATTTCCTCAAAACCAAGACGCTCTCTGGCTTCTGCTGCTGTGATTATTCCACCATTTACTAATGAAGTATAATATGCGGATTGGTCTCTCATTTCTGGCTGTAAAGCAGGGATTTCGGTAGTATCTTCTTTTATCTCAAACCCAAAAAACCTTTCTAAAGCATAATTCATTTTTCTATGTATTGGTAGTATAGTCTCTAAGTAGTACATTCGCATATTGGGACGAATGTTAGCGTTATTCCCAGAGTCCAAAAGAATGTAAGGAACTCCTAGAGCTTTTACTATAATCTTCTCGTTCTCAAGTATTGCGTTTTGAAAATCTAGGTCTTTAAAATTTACATTTGTGAGCTCATCAACTTCGATTCCACCGTCTAATATTAAGGGGCGTCGTCCTCCGGCGTCAGGCTTATATCTTACGCTCCAAGATTGAATCATTCTTTCTTTGATTTTCTCAGATAAAGTATTAGGGGACTTAAGTACTAAACCAGGAACTGCTCCATTGTTAAAAAAGTTATCTTGAAAGTCACGCATAGACTTGATAATCTTCATAGTTCTAACAGCGGGTTTTAGTCTAGAAACTCCTCTGTACATATCATGGAATGAATTCTCTTTGATATGTACCATTTCATTAGGGGAGTAATCTACATCATTATAAGTGTATTTCTCTATATAAGTCTTAGGATCCCCATGGATCGTAACTTTTGAGGCTGGAACATGATAGATGAACGCACCATCAAAATATATAAAAATATTCCCGTCTAGAAGATAGTCGGTTATGCAATTACGTTTAAACGTATTAATATCTTGATAGAGGTTAGGCTGGTGGTTGAGCAAAGAATCTACCTTAGATCGTTTTATGCCTTTTACAATACTAAGAGTCTTTGTGGGAGCCCCTACTCTCACAGGGATTTCTGCAACATCGTCTATAATCATGTTAACACCACGATTAACTATTTCTAATTCCTCGTAGTATCTCTCATAGCTA